CGCACCCCCCCGCAGGTACCGTGGGCGCAACAAATGACGCCTTCAGGGTACACTCAAGGGGAACTGCAGCTACGGAACCGGACCGAGAAAGCAAGGCTCAAGCGCTTAGCCGAGTCCGCTCCTGGCTCCCCAAAGTCAACCCCCCCGGTTGGCTCTGTGACCATTCTCTCATCACCAACTTCGACGGTTACATCCGAGAAGCCGTTAGACAGTCAATCAAAGAAGTGAAGGGCGACTCCACGCCAGGGTTTCCGTTGTGTTACGATTACGCAAGGAACGATCAAGCTTTAGAGAATGAGGGTCAGATGTTGGAAGATGTGTGTGTGGAGACTGTACGTCTCTGGTGTTGTGACGATGCTGTTCCTGCAACCCCGCAGGAACGGTGTCTTTCTGGGTATCAAGACCCAATTGTCCCTTTCATTAAAGCGGAACCTCATCCGGTTCGTAAGACTAAGGAAGGGCGCTTCAGGATAGTTTGCAATCAAAGTCTTAGGATGCAAATATGTGAGCGAGTTTTGCTTACATGGGCTGTTGAAGGCCTCAAGGACTTTCCCTTTTCCCCAATCACTACGGGAATAGGTTTCACCGATCAGCAGTCTCGACTTTTCACTGATGAAGTTCGAGACAAGTTCGATGATCGTCCCTTCTCTGAGAGTGATATCTCAGGTTGGGACAGGATAGTTGCGTATTGGATGATGATGCTTGCGCTCTATCTGTTGTTCTTATTAATCCCACATCCAGAGGATTATAAGATACTCAGGAGGGGTCTCGAAGTGTGGATTTTATTGTCCACAAACCCGCTCTATATCATAGGCGCAATCCTATGGTATCAGATGTTCGTTGGAAGGATGCCGTCTGGCTCTTTCCTTACGACTCTGTGGAATGGTTTGATGCGGCTTCTTATTGCGGCTCTGTGCTCGGCATGGTACGCGAAAGTTGCTGGAGACGACTGCCTTGAAGGTTCAGATGATGTCGACGCAACGTTGGCGCGCTATGCTTCCTTAGGCATTCAGGTACGCGAGTTTCAGATCGCAACCCCTGATCATTTCAGCTTCTGCTCGCATGAGTTCATCACAACTGGTGACGTCCTCCGAGTAGAGCTTCAAACGTGGCCAAAAGCCATGTTTAAATTCCTAACGTCAAGAGTCAAGACCTATGAACAGGTCGCTGCATTGCGTTATGAGTTTCGTGGATTGCGTGGTGTCAAAGCCAAGCATATCAACGATATACTAGATGAATGGGAGGATGGGATCGAGGCCTCCCAAAAGATTTCTAGTATACCCGATGACGACCTCTGCCTCTAAAGGCTACAAACCTAAGATCAAGAAAACCAAGCCGACTTATTCTGGCGACACTCGCAAGAAGAAGAAGGCTGTGCCTAAGAAAGTTGCTGTTCAACGCAGTAAAATTCCTATGGCGCTCGTCGAGAAAGTTTGTTCCGTCACGGATCCCTTTTGCCTTGCTGCTCAAGGGTCCGTGTGGCACGACTCCAATTCAACCCCAACCATTTCTTTCACTAGTAGGACGATTTATACCGTCACTTCAGGTGCGGGAGGTGTTGGTTTCTTTTGGTGTTGTCCGTCGACTGACCAGTACATTGCTCGGTCGATTGCTGCTGCTGCTAGCACAGTTACTGTTACCAGTCTTACAGCTGGCGACTCTACTATCACTTCAGCAGCAACCTCGATTCTCACATTGAGGGTCGTCTCTGCTGGTGTCAATTGGTTTGACATCGGTCCCGCTACGGGTGCTGGCGGTTACGTCGTTGCCACTGAATTTCCCTCCTTTGCGTCTTTCACTGGCAAAACGTACACTAGCGGCGTTGCTAACCAGGGAACTTCTTCCTGCACTTACAATCGTCGCAACTCTGGAGCCTGGGTCCAACGACCTGGAGGCTCCAGTGATCCTTACTCTTTTGCTCCGCTTACTAGCGCTGGTTTAGGTGGTTCGGATACCAGAGGATGTCTTTTATTGGACGTTTCTGGTCCTGCAAGCACTGCTTTGGTTCAAGTCGAAGTGGTGGTGCAGTATGAAATCGTACCCGTTTCCTTGGGTGCTCTTGTTCATCCGGCTTCTCGAAAGGTCAACACGCCTCTAGATATGAAAGCCACTTCTATTTCGGC